TGTGTCGGGTGCGACAACTTCGTTTTCCATCACTTCATCCTTTTCATTTGTTCCAAAGTCATTTTGATCATCTCCTTGCGCTCGGGCATGGGACGGTTGTGTAGGCGGTTAGCCATCTCTACGTTGAGGTTAGACATCTTAACAGGGGCTATCGGTGCGCCTGGTCGATCAAACTCTTGCACCATTTGCACCTGACCACGCAATCGGTCTCGGTGCGCCTCTTTCTTTTTGTTCCATTCGGCTTGAGCATATTTAACGTCAGAATGCCCCATCTCGATTGAATCGGTGCGCTTGAGGTGGTCACGCCATTGCTTGCGACCCTCAATCATTACGCCATCAGGTGACATAAAAGGCGCTATGTCACCCATGACCGTTGTATATTCAGCAGAATGACCTGCTGTCTTTTCGTATGGCTCGCTGCCATCTGATGGGAAAACCCAAGTTCTTCTCACATTAGCTCCAAGATCATTGCTACATCTTCTTCATCACGCTTTAGCTTAACACGCAATTCGAGGTCTTTGACCCTTTGCATTAACAAATCATAATCAATTTGTTTTCTGACCGCAACCTCTATTGTTTGCGCTGGTGCGGAGGTGATCTCTTCCCTTGCCTCGGGCGGCAAGCCAAACAGCGCCTCTTGTAGTTTTAGCTTGCGTTGTGCTTCTAGCTTTCGGTCTTTAGCCCATTGCTCATCGCGCTTTTTTTCGTCAAAACCAAAGTGACCGCCAAGCAAAATGTCAGCAGGTGGTGGTGGTGGTGGGACTCCATCGCCAACCGTGCTAAATGGTAACTGTGCAAAGGCTGATATGCCAAACATTACTCACCCCACTTGGCGGCTAATCCATCGGCATAGGTTTTGTTGACAATGTCTGTACCGCCTGACGGTGCTGTGGATACCGTGCCGGTTGTTGCGGCTACGTTGACAAATGTGCCGTTTTTAGGTGTAGCGCCGCCAATAACCAAGTTATCCAACGTGCCTGCATTTGTTGGCGCTATCTCAACCGACCCTGTCCCTGTTGGTTTCATGTGGACATGACCTGTACCTGTCGGGCTAATGTCTACTTGGGCGTTTGCGCCATTTATGTTGGTTGAGACGCTTAATGTTAGGTTATCACCACCGCCACCGCCCATGCTCAATTGGGTTGTGCCTGCCGAGTTTTTAAGGGATAAACCTGCCGAATTGGTTGCTTGGACTGTAGGCGATGTGACCTTGGTAAACGTGACATCTGTGCCGCTTGTGACCGCCACGCTTGCTGGTAAGGTGACAAATACATCCTTTGCGCCAGCCGCAAGATCAAGTTTTGAGCCTGTGGATGAAGAGATTATGGTTGTTCTAGCCAACGTACCGCTAGAGTAAGTCCCAATCCCAACCTCCCATTGAGCGCCGCCCGAGATCGTGTAATAGGTCGTGTTACCGTTACCAATCGCCGTAAATGACTGAAACCCCTCAACCGAGCCATCTAGCGTGATCGTCCCTGTGCCTGTTGAGGTGGTGGTCTGTCTAACCCGATCAGCTAAGACAAGGCTCATGCTGTCTCCACGCCTATCACTAAGCCATCAGCACCCCTAATAATTTTCTTGGGTGCGTTAAGCCTTTGCATGGCAGCGCCAATGTTTTGCATAGACTCACCATGTAGGTTTGCCATGTTGTCGTGCAAGGCGGTTATTTTGTCCATTGCCTGAACAATTGTGCCGCCCAACTCGTTGGTTATTTGTGCAGCCGCTGCTTCAACAACTGGTAAGTCGACACCAGGGTTGCTACCAATCCTTGCCACCATGATCTTAGTCGCTGCGTCAAGTTCTGCTTTCCATCGCTCATATTCTTCCTTTCCAGCCATTTCTCGGGCTTTAATTTGGAGTTCATTGTTTTGCTTGGCGGCTTCAAAATCCGCTTTCATCTGCGCTAATTGCATATCTGCCTGCGCTTTTGCCTGTTGCATCTGCATATCAAGCTGTGCCTGTGCTTGCGCCAATTGTGCGTCTGCCTGCATTTTCATTTGTTCAGACTGCGCTTGTGCTTGCATCCGCATTTGCTCTGCTTGTTGTTCGGCTTGCATTTGTAGCATCTCGGGCGGTGGGCCTGCTGGTTGTTGTTTAGCTTGATCCGCTTTGTCTTGCAAAGCTTTCATTGCCCTTTCAACCGCGCTCTCCAACCCGCGACCAGCTCTGAATCGGCGCACCAAGAACAGCAACATCTCAGAGGCCATAGGCAAGGTCTCGGGCGCTTGGCTAATCATAGGGATTGCCTCACGCAAGAATAAGCCAATAGCTTGGATTGCCTCTTGTGCGCCTTGCTTCTCAGCTTGCTCGTCAATCTGCGCCAAACTGTCAGCTTCTACCGCAATATGGAAGTCGCGGATTGTGCTGTTGGACAACATCTGCAACGCCGCTTGCAACCTTTGTGGGTCTTGACCATCGGGCGTGTTCATCACACCTGACATCTCCACAATCAGCTCGGGCGGGTAAAACTTACAAATAACTTGCGCTTTAAGCTTAAAGATGTCTGTAGCAAACTTAGCCACATCACCTTGACTACTCTTTAACCGCAAGCTGCCAAAGTTAGCCTTAAGCTGTTGAGCACCGAGGGTTTCTTGAGCTTTGGACGATCCACGCAGGATGTCCGATATGCCCATAATTTCATAGATGCTCTGCTTAACTTGTTCTCTTGCGGCATACAACTCTCGCAAGGTCACAATAATCTGCGAGGTGTCCATCATGTCGATAGCGCCTTTTAAGCCGCCCTTTTCCGACATTGCCGCCCAACCAGTCACAGGGAATAGCTTGTTGTCTACGCCCTCGCTAAACATCCGCGCCAGCTCTTTAAACTCGGCATTAAACACGCCAACCGCTTTACAAGCCTTGGTCAACAGGTAAATGCGTTGTGTTAAGTTATCTAACTCTTGCGCCTGATCTTCATACTCGCAATAGTCGGGTACAGGGATCATCGTGCCGGTGGTAGTGGTTGCCATCAACGGCTTGGGGCATGGGAAGAACTCATCTAGCTCTAGCGGGTCATCCCTCTCATCTAGCGCCTGTGGATAACCTTTGGCAATCCAACAAACCTTGCCGGTGCGCTTGTTCCAAATCTCATAGACCATCGCCTTTTTGTCGTAGGTCATCTTGGCGGTCAATGGATTCTTACCATCCATGTCGGTGTTTTGGCTGGTCAGGCTGACATTTTTGAATATGTCGCCAAAGCGCTCTACGCCCTCTTCCTTGGTCATGTAGACCGCCCGAGCTACCCACCAAACTTCATCCCATGTTCGAGCTGGTGAATGCAAGAAGTCTGACCAATAGACGTAATCAATAGGGCTGTGAGCTGCATCAATGCGCTCTGTCGGCTCTTCCACAGAGCTGTAAACCTGCGATTCATCTCGCTCCATTTCGCCCTCAACCTCGGGATTGTCATTAACAATCACAGGCTCATAACGAATCCATGCCGTACCGCGACCAGGCAACAATCTGTCTTGCACCGCGCCACTCATTGCCGCATCAAAATCCCCAAATTGGGTAGTCTCATACTCCATAACACGCTCAAGCATGGTGGATGCAAGGCGACCCACAGGGTCTTGATCCATGTATCGGCGTGACACCTCGGGCTTGGCTTGTCTGCCATACAAAGCAGGAAACAGCACTTGGATGTTTGACCAAAGGATATTGAACTTCATCCTTGGCATTTCTATCGCATCACGTTCATCCCGATACCGCTTGACAACTTTTAAGCCGCGCTTTTCCCACTTATCAAATACCTTGATGGCGGTCTCAATTTGGTCATGCCAGTACGGGCCTGGGTCTTCGCCCTCATATGCGCCTGTTTCATCGTACATGATTAATTACCGCTGGCAAAGAAGAATGTCACATCTAGCGCACCGCCCTCGGTTGCATATAGGCTTGTGCCTACATTGGCGGGAAATCGGTGAAACCCAATGGTAGGGGTAATCGTGCCTGACATGACCGTGCCGCTTGCGCCACCGTCTCTAAGCACCAAAGTGCCTGCGATTGTGCTATTGACGTAAAACCCAAGCAATTGGCATGGGCCTGTTGTAACTGCGCCTGTTTCGGTGATGTTTTTGTATGCACCTACTTCTGCTACTGGCTGGCTCATATTCGCTCCTCTTTATGTTGCATCTCATAATCCCACAGCTCATCGAGTGTGATGGTTTGCAGGGTCTTGCCCTTGGGCGGTTTCTGATCTTTTGCTTCTTGTCGATAGGCTACTGCCAACATTCTAAACGCATCTGCGGGGTGTGAGCACCAATCATGGCGCGGAGTTTGACGAAAAGTTTTCTTATCTTCATCATATTCCCGCTGATATTGCCTTAACGCTTCCAGCCCCTCATCGCATCTGAAGTCAAAATAACAGATAGGCAAGATCATACGCACCGCTTGGATGCCGTCTTGTATACCTATCTCAGGCACTATTGCCAGCTTACTCAAGCCGCCTAGGTGTGCCGCCAATTGCTCAATGATTGACTTGCCGCCCGATGCCAGCGTTTTTGCCCTTGCGTCATGCGGTAGAAAATGGCGGGTGTATCGGTATCCTTTGGCGTTGACTACGTCTGCCAATTGCTCAATGCTTGCGCCTGACACGGCGTAGTAGTCCATTACCCTAACCTCACCCCTAACCACTTGATACCACCAAATGGCTGTATCGTCCCGATAACCTAAGTCCCATGCGGTGTAAACAGGCGACTCAGGCTCAAAGGGTAGCTCTCTAATTCTTCCCTCATCTTGAGCTTGGCGCATCTCTTGACCGTAAAACGCCCCAAGAATAGCGGCATCAAAGCTGCACTCATACTCTTGGTCGTATTGGTCTTGGCTTAACTGAGACCTTGCCGCTTGCAATTCTGAGTCGGGCAATATCTTAGACACAGATGCTGGTAGCCTTAACAGAAACCAATCAGGCACTACCTGGCTAACCTTGTAAATGTCATGAAACTGGTTTTTGCCCTTTGGCGTACCACCAAACACCGCCCAACCTAATCGGTCTGACAATGTAGGACGTATCACGTTACCCCAAACGCTTGGCTTGAAATCACCGTATTCATCAAGATACACACCGTTAAATCCCAAGCCCCGCATTGCATCTGCATTGTCTGAGCCAAACAGCATGATCTTTGCGCCGTTCACCAGCTCCACCGACAAGTCAGATTCATTGGTGGCTTTGGTCACCGGTGCTGCGTAATGCTTGAGGTAATCCCATGCCACCCGCTTGGCTTGGCTACGAAATGGTGCAATGTAAGCATATTGGGCTGATCTATTACCCTCGGTGATGGCTCGCTTGATCAGGTCATTGATTGCCGCTACGGTCTTTCCAGCTCTACGGTGTGCGACTAAACAAGACCAGCGCTCAGTCCTATTGTGGAATGGCATGAATGCCGCCCTTGGGCTGTAGGGCAAGATTACTTCACGCCGCCCCATGTCACCACCATTTCTACTGGGCCATCATCTTTGCCAGTTAGCTCTGTCCTTGCCAATTTGGGTACATGGTATTCAACTACCGATTGAAATAGCTCAAAGGCTTTGGCAGGGTTTGGCTTTGTATCCTCATAGCCATTTGCGACTTGATCTAGCCACTCTGTTAGTCGGTGGGCATTACCATCCACGAACAATGCTATCGCCTCCCTAGCCTGTGCTGTAGCCTTGTTAGGGATGCCTTTCTTGCGTCCTGCCCTGTTTAAGTTATCCTCAACAGTTTTCGACACTTTATTGGTAGTTTTTCTCATGATTAAAACTTTAGGTTGATTTGTGGAAATCAAACATCGACCAACTCTTTCATCTTTATCAAGCCGTTAAGCATTCTGCTCTTGGTATTAAACCATTGCTTGCTAAAGTCACAGTTTTGGTAATGGTCAAACTCAGGAATACCTAATGTGAAATGGGCAATCTTGGCGTTCTTGTTCTCTTGTTCACCAACCAATACGTTCCAATCTTTCGGTAGCTCACCGATAAGTGAATCGGGCAACCAACCGAATCGGTGTAAGTCTGAGCCGCTATGGTCATCTACATAATCAGGTGTTAGCACTCGGTTTCTAGGGTGCTCGCTGTTCCAAAGGATTAGGCTTGACCAGTTTTTTCTAGGGTAATCCCTGTTTGGCGCTTCCATTGGTGTACCAATGTATTTCTTTGGGTGCTTGGTCTGATACTCATGCTTGACCACTTGCACCGCCTTGGTTGGGTCAAATAGCTTGTTAAGGTTATCAATGTTGGCAAGCATCAGCATATCGCTTGCATCCAAAAATATTGCCTTACCTGTGAACTTGGTGAAGTAGGGAACTAAAAACCGTTGATAGGTAAATGCGTTTGTGCCGTCTCTCTGTGTACCGTATAACGGTGTTATGGCTACTGGCTCGCTGGTGCGCTCAATTAGGCTTTGGCAAAACACATGGTAGCCAATAGCCTCTCTTGGGTCATAGCCAGCAAAGATCCTGATCATTTTAATGTGAGCTTGTACAGGGTTGAGTCAATCAGCGCCGCTATCTCGTCCACAATGTTTTGTAGCTGGCTGTCATCAGGCAATGCTTCACGGTTTTTGTAAACGTAATCTTTAATACTGGTCAGGTACTTGACAGGGTCTTTGGCATTATGGAAGTTTTCAGGGAAATCCTTGATCTTCTCGTAACACCCCGCATAAGCCTCGGCGTATGTATCAGCCAGCTCAAGAATCTCTGTGTAGTAAGCCCCAAGCGCCATATGAACTGCAAATGAGTCAGTCGCTAAGTGCATAAAGTGCGTCACCGTTGAGCTGTGAAACAACGTGGAAATAAAGTCTGCAACGTCTTTTTTCATATTTACCCTAAAAAAAGCAGGGGTGTCAATGCCCCTGCGAATGAGACAACTGCTAGTCTATTGTAAACGCTGGAATAGGTACGTCAACAGGCCAAGCGTCTTGATCACAAAGTTTTGCAATTGTGGCTATATGGGCGTGATGCCATTTTTCTTGTCGTTCTTCCTTGCTTAAATCTTTGCCCTGATCAATCTCATAGTGGCATTTAAGGCACAAAGCCGCCACTAGGTTGTCATCAGCCTTGACCCCTCGACCCTTACCGCCACCCCAATTGGTGTGAGCTGCCTGCACCATATTGCCCGACCCGCAAGCCTGGCAATCAAGTCCCGCCACCAGCTTTAGGAGTTTTTTGCTTCTGATGTATTGGTGTTTTTGGTACAAGTATTGTCTCCAATGTGGTGAATCTGTGCTCGTTAGCACATTCCAAACGCCGCCTGCGTGTGTTTCCTGTTGAAGTTCTCGTTTCTTTTACGATAGTCCAAGTCCCGCATTCGGGACACTTCATTGGTGTGCCTTGTCTTGCATTCGATTGGTTGCCTCTCGTGTTCGCCAAATCTCTATATCAAGCCTTGCCGCCTCAATTTCCCATTTCAGCGTTTCTTCTTTTTCAATTGCCGCTGCCAATCCCCTTAACAGCTTGGCATAAACAGGGTCTGCGTATGCTTCCCTCTCTTGTGCGTTTGCCGCCTCAAAGCCCATTTTTAGGGCTTCCCTCATCAGCAAGGCTTTTTGGCTTTTGCGGAATTCTTCAAGATAAACCCTTTGGGCCTTGGCTTCACCGTAAGCTGGCGCTTTGTCTCTAATGGCTTGCGCCGCTTCTTCAGGTTTCATTTGTAATCCTCTTCTGCCAATTGACAAAAAATAGAGCATTCAATGTTTTGTTCTGATGGGTAATGTCCATCATCAGGTTTAAGTTCATCTAAATATCGGTCTTTAAATATTGTTTGGCTTTTAAATCGTTCTAACTTTGCCATACGGTCAAAATGTTCAGGAAAATCAACCTTAATTTTGTTCCAATACCCCATGCCACCTTTCACGCAACCTATGCAATTATTATTGTGGTAACCAAGTTGATACATTGCAGGCAACTCAATGTTGGCATTTTTAAGCATTCCCAAACAATCTTCTTTTGACAAACCTTTGTCTATTAATGGAGTCCAAATGTTAACTTCATTATTTGCATCAATAAATCTATCTAATCGGGCTTGTTCTTCTGCCGTATAGCCAAACACTTGTCTATCATCTTCCAATTCAAATCTTTGACGTACCTGCTTTTTTAATGCTCTAGTGCATGGTGCGCCTTTGGGGGTGCGAATGTAGTTTTTTTCAAACACTTTATAAATTGATGCCCCATAAAATTCATTTCGCAAAATTTGAATTTCTTGACCAAACCAATTTTCACAATCTTTAAGAAATCGTTTGTTGTCGGGGTGTTCTTCAATAACTTCTGTGTAAGCAATAATTAAAGGTAATTTACCGTTATTTTCGGCAATAGCTAGTTTTGTAGCCACAGCACTTGCAGCCCCGCAACTAAACCAACAAACAATCCTCACTTTAATACCCCAATCATGCGTAGAGCCGCATTAGGGCTATCAACCCGCGCCAGCGTACCTCCGCTCCAACTTTCAAAAAAATCTCGTTGTAGGGTCGTTAAACGCTTCTTGGCATCTGTTTTGATCTCCACCAAGAATGTGTGACCTTTGTAGCCAACCAATAGATCAACTGGTAGGCCAATAATCCAAACATAAGCGCCAGCCGCCCTCAATGCAACCACTATTTGGTCTTGGTTTGCGTCAACTCTCGCCGCGTATCTCATTCATTCTCCTGCGTAAATCGTTGGCTACCGCTGTTCCACGCCGCCTCTCTATATCTGAGTAAACCTGCCACCACCATGCCGATGCTTTGATTTTCCCAAGGTCTCTCGCTTTCCTGCGGTATCTCGCTACCCACTCCCGCGCTTCCATCGTCCTCATAGTCTCCAGTAAGTCTAAGCGCTGCTGTGGTGTCAGCGTAGCTAAGTTGACGGGCTTCTTTGTGTTGGTCAAGAAGTCTATTTGCTTGTTGTCGGTCATTCACTTAGGATTCTCCATGCTGTTGCCGCCACAATTGGAATTTGTCCATTTCCAAGGCATTCAGACTGGCCCACCCATTCGGCCATCCCATCACCCAATAAATCCATGCCACGCTTGGAATCTTCCCATGATTGGCAGTCATCCAATAAGCTATTGAATTCCTGTGCATTCCAAACGTGCTTTTTAATACTGATTCCTTGCGAAACCTTAGAAATTTGAAATGATCTGTTTTTAGCGGGGTCGGATGCGACAATCCAAATTCTGTCCCTTGAATGTGATGCGCCAAGTTCTTGACCTCCCAAAACTCCCCATTTCGCATCAAACCCCATTGAGGCCAAGTCTCCAAGAACTCGTCCAAGTCCCCTAGAAGTGAGCATTGGTGAGTTTTCCACAAAGACGTATCTTGGTCGTATTTCCCCAATGATGCGAGCCATTTCTTTCCACATTCCTGATCGTTCTCCATCAATTCCTGCGCCTTTTCCTGCGGAACTAATGTCTTGGCATGGAAATCCTCCAGATACAACGTCAACAATTCCTGCCCAAGGATTTCCGTCAAAGGTTTGTACGTCATCCCAAATTGGGAAAGGCGGGAGAATTCCGTCATTTTGTCGGGCGCACAATACGCTTGCTGGGTAGGCTTCCCATTCAACGGCGCAGACTGTTCGCCATCCAAGAAGTTTTCCCCCAAGTATTCCGCCACCAGCGCCTGCGAATAAAGCCAACTCATTCAAAATGCCCCCTCATCATCTTGCCAATGTTTAACAGGTGAAGAATTTTTAAAAACTTCTTTTAAGTCGGGCATTTTGTAATCTTCTTTTTGCCATGCGTGTTTTGAACATTTTGGCTTGTTGCCATCCATATGAACAGACCACCGGCTTTGGCATCCATGCACACTGCACATCAAACGTTGCACAGCATCAAAACTATCTTCTTTTTTAACATCAGGTTTAGCAAAACTCATTTTTGGTACTTTCCATCAATTATCTTGGCGAAATTGGTTGCGTTCACTATCCACACAAGATCAGGTCGCCATGTCCTATCCTTAGTTTCAAACCCTTGTGCCAACTTGGTATCGTTGGCAATGTAGCCAAAAAAGGAATCCCACCAAGCTAACCCCTCCGCTTGCGAGGAATACCCCTTTGGGCTAAATATTGATGGCTTGGCGGCTTGTAACCACCTTTGCCGTAGGTTGGTTTGCCGTACCCCATCCCATACCCTTGGCTGGGCTAATTGGGGTAAATGCTTTTTGTAAAGATTAAGAATGTCCTGATGTGGGCAAGTCGGCAATCCTGCCGACAAAGAATCTTTAGATTCTTTAATATGGTTATTGGTTATTGGTTCTTGGTTATTGGTTAGCTGAACGTCCGTTGAACCGCCGTTAGACCTACGTTCAGCAGATGCCTTACCCGCCCTAGACGCTTGTTCAATTTTTGCCTTGTAATGTTGAATTTCTACAAGCACTCGATCACAAACCCAACCCTCACCATATCGGCTAAAAAACTCGTTTAACACGTCCTTGATGATGGCTGCATGGTCACGCAAACGAATTATTCTTGCAATTTCGTTGGCATCTAAAGGTAAGGGTTTTTCGTGTAGATAACACCAATCAAGCATTCGGCGGTAAGCCAAATCTTCAAGGGGGTCTAAATGATTTGTGTGACTTTGATAGTCACCAATATTAAACTGGTAGTAGTGCATAAAACCTTACGTTGTCGGCCGCCGTTACAAGAAGACTATGGCAGGGCGGTAACGAATCGCCTTTTCCCCCGCTAAGGGTAGCCAAGTCCACATTCTAAACTATTAAACAAACCACTCAGGGCGCAAATCTCTGAGCTGGCGCATTCTCAATTCAGGCACGATTTTCCACAAACACACCGCTGCCCTAGAAATATTTAATAGCCTAGCAAGCTCACTTTGTGAGCCTGCCAACTGAATTAATTCTTGTTTTGTCATGCGTAGATTGTAAAGCCTAATTAACAAATAAGCGACATTAGGGAAAACACCTACA